GGCGGCTTTCTGGCGTTGGTGGGCGCCGGTAGCCCCGACAACCTGGCTCGTCGCCCGATCCGCCTGACCCTTTATGACGAGGTCGATAAATATCCCGTCACGAAGGAAGGCGACCCGTTCGTCCTGGGCGACGAACGACAAGCGACCTTCTCCGACGCCCTGAGCGTGCGGACCTGTTCGCCGACCATCGCGGGCGAAAGCCGGATTGAGAGCAGCTATCTCGACGGCGATCAGCGCAAGCCATCGGTTGCATGTCCGCACTGTTCGCACCGCCAGTTCCTGACCTGGGATCATGTGCAGTGGCCGAAACGTGAGGTCGAAGGCCACGAGAAAGAGCACCTTCACCAGAAGGCCCAGGTCTTCTGTGAATCCTGCGGCGTCGGCTGGAGCGAAGGCGAGCGCCTGAAGGCGCTCGCGACGATACGGTGGCACCAGACGCGGCCGTTCATCTGCTGCGGTGAACGCCAGATACCTCTTGAGGCGTACACGTCCCTGTCGAAGGCAGGGGAGCCCGACCCTGTCGGTTCGCTCTGGGACTGGTGGGAAAGCTCGCGCTGGGCGGTCTATCGCGCCAAGTGCCGATGCTGCGGCGAATGGGCGGTCTCCAACGAGCACGCCAGCTTCAACGCCGGGAAACTGTATAGCCCGTGGAGCAGAAAGGACGCTCCCGCCCGGATCGCCAAGAAATGGCTCGATGCGCAGGGCGACGAGGACAAGCTTCAGGCGTGGTGGAACACGCAGATGGGGCTGCCCTATCGTCGTAGCGCCGGGAAGACAATCGCGGCCGAAACACTGGCGGCGCGCCGTGAGAACTGGAAGGAAGGCCACGTCCCGAACGGGGTCGCGGTCCTGACGGCCGGGATCGACACGCAGGACGACCGCGTAGAGGTCGAAGTCGTCGGCTGGGGTTTCGATCAGGAGTCATGGTCGATCGATTACGCCGTCATTGAAGGCGCCTTCGACGATCCGCTTACCAGGAAGAAGCTCGACGACTACCTGTTGACCGTGTTCCGGCGCAGCGATGGTCGGGAGTTTCGCATCGCGGCGGGCTGTCAGGACTCCGGTGGTCACTTCACCGACAGCGTCTATCAGTTCAGCAAGGAGAGGCTCCGCCGCCCGGGATGGGGGATCAAAAGGGCCAGCGATCGGGCGGGGGGCC